GCCTTGATTTCACTTGCCCATGCGGGCACCAAGGGCACTTTGATGGGTACTTTGCCCACAACCTGAGGTGCCCCGCATGCGGCACCGTTTACGGCATGCCGCACACCGTCCAGCTTGGCCAGGCCCATGAGGGCCACGAACCCCACACCGTGGACCTGGATGAAGAATGGACCGGCCCAACTACTGAGGAAGTAACACCATGACCACCACCGTGGAACCGGCGGAAGCCCGCCGGCTACTGTCCAATGTGCGCAAAGCCACAGCCCGCAGCGAACGCGCCCGGGCAACGGCTGAACGTCGCTACCAGCAAGCCCTTGCACGGGCCAACGAACCCCGAAAGAAAGCCATTCTGGCGTGCTTTGACGCCAGGATTCCGCGCAAGGACATAGCGGAAGCCGCTGACGTGACCCCGGCCCGCCTATACCAGATAGTGGGTGGCGACACGCCCGAAACGTAAAGGGGGGGGATTTATGTAAAGGCCCCACTATGCACTACTGTGAAACACGTACCAACCGCCACAATTACACCAGGGGGATTTATGCCGCAATCGGCCTGCCTGCCCACGTTTGAAGACGTGAATATCTGGCCCAAACTGAACCGGGAACAGGGCAACCAGCTTGTCCGGGAAGCCCTTGAATTCATCTACGGCGGTCTGCCGTCGAAAGAACCGCTGGACCAGACCGCCCGCTATCTGGCCCTACGGTTGCAGGGTGATGTAAAGCCCGCTGACCTGACGGAAGCCTATGACCTGTGGATGATAGCCAACGGCATCCGGGCCGGGGATGACCTCACGTTCATGTTCGATGTGCCCAACACTGATGCCCAGCGGACCCACGAATTGTCAGTGGCCGAAAGTAACCTGCAGGCGTCCATCAATGACCTTTTGACCATGGCAGGAATCCGCAAATGAGTAAACCGAACCACGCCCTTGAGGGCATCAAATCCGTCCGTGCATGGGCCGGAACCGCCGCCGTCATGGTTGGCCTGCCGCTGTTGGTAGGGGTGATTGAATCTTGGACGTTCTAACCCGGGAATACGTGGACGAATCCGTTCCCGGGCACGCCCCCGGCACGGCTGAGTGGATGCAATACCTGACCGCTTCCAAAATTGGGGCGATTATGGGCCACAGTAACTATGACTCGTGGTTCAGCATGTGGCACCGGATGAACGGCAACATCCTGCCTGACCCGGACGATTCTGAGGAAGCCAAGCGCGGCCACTACCTTGAACCGTCCATTGCCGCTTGGCTGGCTGACCGTGAGGAACTGCAGGGCTACAGCCTGCGGAAAACGGGCATGTGGGTGGCCCAGGACAAACCCCGGTACGGGGCCACCCCTGACCGCCTGGCAATCCCTGACCTGGACGCCCAACGCTACGGTGCCAAGCTGGCCCTTGTGGAGTGCAAGAGCTCAAACAAAGACTGGGAATGGGGGACTGAGGGCACGGAAGAAATCCCGCTGGAATACTATGACCAGACCATCTGGCAATTGCGGTGTGTCCGCACTTGGTACCCGGAAGTTGAGGGTGTGCACGTTGGTGTGATCACCAATGGCCTGAATTTCCGTTACTACTATGTGCCGTGGGATGAAGACTACGCCGCGACACTGGAAGCCCGGGCGGACGAATTCATGGCCGCGCTGGACGCCGGAATTTCGCCCAGCATTGACCCGATGGACGGCCACACCCAGACGTATTTGGCCATCAGGAAGATGCACCCGGACATTGAACCCAGGTCCGTGGAACTGGACCAGGCCCTTGTCCGCAAATTCCTGGCCTTGAATGCAGAATCAAAGGATGTGGCCTACCGGCTGCAGGCCGTGCGTAGTGTCGCCGCTGAGGTAATCGGGGACGCCGCAAGCGGTTGGTGGAACAATTACAAGATTTTCAACCGCCAAGCAAAGGGTGGCGGAATCCCCTATCTGGTAGCGGGCCGCAACCTGCCGCCGGCCGAAATCGAAGAAACGGAAGATATCAATGTCTGAACAGCCCCAGCCCAGCCGCGCGGAAGTCGCCATTTCCCAGGTCAAGAACATCCTGATGGCGTCCCGCGGCCAGTTGAAAGCCGCATTGCCCACCCATCTGCAGGCCAAGGGTGATGCATGGATCAGTTCCGCATTCAGCGCCGTCCAGCGTGACCCCAAGCTTGTCCAAGCCGTCCTGTCCAGCCCGCACACGTTCACCAACGCCCTGAGTGAAGCCGCCCAGTACGGCTTGACCCCGGGAACCCCGGAATACTACCTGACCCCGCGCCGGAACAAGGGGCAGGACGAAATCCTGGGCGTGGTTGGCTACCAGGGCGAAATTGAACTGATTTACCGGGCCGGTGCCGTGTCTTCCGTCATTGCGGAAGTGGTCTACGAAAATGACGAATACCGGTACGAACGCGGCGTGGACCTCAAGCCCGTCCACCGCATTCCAGGCGGCAACTTTGGTGCCCGGGCGGCGCGCGGGAAGCTTATTGGCGTCTACGCCTACGGCATCATGAAAGACGGTTCCGTGTCCCGCATCATCGAACACGGGGCGGACCACATTGAAGACGTGAAGCGCACCAGTCAGGGTTCCGATGGCCAGTATTCACCCTGGGTCAAATGGCCTGACCAGATGTGGTTGAAAACCGCCGTGCATTCCCTGTCCAAATGGGTGCCCACGTCCGCGGAATACGCCCGGGAACAGCACCGCGCTGTTGCTGAGGGGAACCGGACCACAATTACCGCCGGCGACACGCCAGACACGCCAAGAAAAGCGCCGGATTCGGTACGGGATAACCCCAACCCCGTGCCAGAATATGAAGACCTTGGCGAACAGGGCCAAGTCAACACCAACACGGGGGAAACATTCCAGAATGACCCCACCGCCGCAGCCTGGGGGCTGCAGGATAACGCCGCAACTGAGGGGAACTAGCAACAAATGAACGTCCAGGTCTCAGCAAACGAAACAAACGTACTTCACGGGGTCCGCAATTCCGGCACCTGGCCCCGGCACCGCACCAAGGCCAAGGCCCGCAAGGCCCGCCGCACTGTCATTGCCCGCACTGCCCAGCGTGAGCGTGACGCCAAAAGGGGTGGTCAGTAGTGACCGCCCTCCGATCAGTCGCCACACCATCGGGAACCCTGCTTGCACGGTCCAAGCCGTACCGGGTAGCAGAAAACGGGTTCCTCAAGTGCTGTAACCGTTGCGGCGGTACCTACAGCACCAACACCCGGCGCCAGCCCGTCTTGCCCCTGTGCACGGATTGCAAGGAAGTCCTGCCGGCACAGGAAAGGCGCCAGTGGAAACGTGATGCCCGATGACCGCCCAGGACCAGCCGGCCGATAGCCAGCACCGCCCCCATAACGGTGCTGTCAAAGGTCAGGCGTACCAGCCGGCGGAAGTGCGGGAAGCCCTCGTGGAAGCGTGGAATTCCGTTGCACACATTGACCGGGAAAAGGCCATCGTGTCCCGCGACTATCAGCGGGGCCGCACGGTCTACGTCCTGGACCGTGAAGTGACTGAGGGCCTGACCGCCATCCAGAAAGCTGTCCTGGCCCATGGTGGAGTACCTGACTGGGGCGGATATGTCACCGGCTACACGGTCACTATCAGCACAGGCGACTAAAGCGCAATCAACCAGGCAAACATCAGGGGCCATCATGACCACGGAAGTGGTGGCCCCTGATGGGTTGCGCCTACCCGGGAGAACGGCACCATCCATGACAGGCAAGGACACGCGGCCATACATAACGCTGACCAACGAACTGTTCAACCATCCGAAATTCAAGCGGCTCAAGAACCCCTGGGCACGCCTGCACCTCATTGAGCTCTGGACCTACTGCAACAGCTACACCACGGACGGCGTCATTGATGAAGACGCGTTGATGGAAAAGGGCGAGGACATAGGCGAGGAACTGCTACAGCGCCGCTGGGTAACCGGGCCGGATGAACACGGCAACTACCACATGCATGACTACCTCAAGCATCAGAAATCCAAGGCGGAAATCCAAGGGCTGCAGGCCACCAGGAAAGCCGTAGCGGGGTGGGGCAACCATGTGCGCTGGCATGTCAAGAATGACGTGCACGATGACACCTGTGGATACTGCACCGGCGACCTGGAACCACCCAAGTCAGCCCGGAAGCCTGCAGGACCGAAACAGGACCAAAATGAGGGGGCCAGGTAGTCAGGTACTCAGTTACCGGCTACCTGGCACACCCAGCAACCATGTAGGCAACACCCAGCAAGTTCCCAGCAAACCCACAGCACCCCAAAAACCCCGGAAACACGCGGAATCTTGTGTGACCGGGGTAACTTTTATCCCATTTGCGATCCCTTTTGCGATCCCATTTGTGATCCCTAACGAGTCGCAAAAGCATCCCACCATAACCATGACCATTACCACTACCGTAACCACCACCAACAAAACATAAGGGGGTCACCTAACGCTGTTGATGGACTACTTAAATCTGAATCGTCCAGTTACTTAACGCGAGGGCAAAACAAGCACGCAGCACCATAACGTGGTACTCAGAAGCAAGACCCCACACCACCTGACTTCCAGGCAAACAGCCCCACCAGGCCCCACCGCCATCCCGGCAAAGACAAGTACCCCCACCCATTGACAGGACAACCCAAAAGTGACCGAAACACAGCAAACCGAAACCATCACCACCAAAACACGGGGGGAAAGCGGCGAAAAAGCTACCCTGACAGCCCCCGGCGTGTTCCTGGCTGACGAAAAGCCCGCAGACCACCCCGCCCTTGCTTTGCTCAAGTCCCAGCCCGTTACAGAGCCACAGGAAGCCGCCGCGCTGTTCGCTCATTTGGGCGCCGCGCTGATTGATGCCTTGCCTGCCGCGCCCAGTCGCCGGCTGGCTGACCTCGTGCACGCTGTGGACCCGTCCAGGTACGCCGGTAGCGTCAAGGCCCGGGAAGCTGCGGACCACCGTAAGGAAGCGGCTAGGTTGCGGGTGCTGGCTGACCGGGCTACGTCCCAGGCCCAGGCGTTGGATGATGTGGACGCTGAGGAATACGCGGTGCAACTGCTGGCCAAGGAAGCCCGGGCGGCAAAGGAAGCTGGGGAACGTATCGCTGACCGTGAGGGTGCCATCACGGTCACGCATTACAGCCCCTATGGGGATGAAAGCATGGACGTGACGGTGAAGCCCTCAGAATTGCGCAAGGCTGGTTACCACCACCACACAAGGTGTGGGGCTGGTGGGTTCACCCCGGTGCCGCTGGACCATGACCTTGTCCGTGGCGTGTGGCAAGCGTTGCTGGACCACCATGACCAGGCGCACGGGCTGACCTCGTGGACGAACTGCCCGGACCCGGCATGCAAGGCCATCCCTGAGGGCTTCCGCAAGGAACCGTGGGACCGTATCAACGTCCTGAATGATGAAGATTGGGACTGAAACAGGCACGGGCCGGGGGAAAATAGACGTATCGCCACCAACAGAAAGCGCCACAACCATGAAAATCAGCCAAATGGACCACCAAGGGAATGACAAGACCCTGCAGGACTTGGCGGTGAATGAAACCGTCACCCTGACCACCAGCGCGGGCCGGTTCAGTATCGCGGAACGCCCGGACGGTGCCCTGGAAATCACGGAATCCGGCCACAGCCGCCTGGCCATCCGCCCCCAGGTCACCAACGGCATCATCCTGGCAGCGGAAAGGTTCTAGGCCATGAAAATCCGTAAGCACGATTGGGGAAATGGCAAGTCAACCGCCGCAGACCTTGCGGAAGTCCGGGCCGGCGTTGACCTGGACGTTGTGACTACCCGGGGCACGTTCCGCATCCGGGAGAACCGGGACGGGTCACTGGAAATCCGGGGCACGGAATACAACCTGGCCATCTTCCCCAAGACCGGCAACACCGTGCATGCCTACCTGCTGGACCCGGAAACCATCCTGGGCGCACCAGCCCCCCTGTCCAGCTTGGCTGGGCCGGAAGAACTTGACCCCACCACCAGCCTGTAAAGGACGCCACAACCATGCATGTCATTGTGAGAGAACGCGACACGGAAGCCCCCGCCATCGGCACCCAGGTGGAAGCCACCAACGCCCACCGGGTACTGATCAACACCAACTTGCGCACCATGGAAATCACTGAGGTGGACGGCGGCGCGCTACTCGTGCGCGCGTCAGACCTGCTGGGCCACCCCGTGCCCGTCCGCAACGAACTGCAGGACCAGCCGGCGGACACTGAGAACCCCAACCCGCAGACCCCCAAGGAAGCCATGCTGCGGGTAGGCATCCAGGGCATAGTGTCCACGTTTTTCCAGGAACGGTGGCAGGTCAAGGGTGACCGCGTGGATTCC